ATGAAATGGATAAAAAAGCTATTTTGTGGCAACACCGAGGCTACTCCTTCTAATATCGAAGCCCACAAAGACGAAATAAAAGTACCTGTATCTTTTTTATCGGCTCAAAACATCGTTTACGCTGGGGAAGAAGTCGGCCTTTCTCGTTTGGCTTTCAAAGCTAAACAATTAGGGAACAAATACGTTACAATAGATAGAAATATTTATTACCAAGCACTTAATAACATTGCAAAAGGTAGACGGCTGGATTATTCAATACAAAGAAGCGCAAAGCTAAATTTGCTTGGCATTAGGTACGAAAAGGAAGGGAATATAGAAGACGCGGTAAAAGTCTACGAAGAAAATATAGCGATGCGTTCCAACGGTCGCCACGCATACGATAGGTTGAAAATTATATATCGACGACAAAAGGATAGGGAAAACGAAATCCGGGTTTTAAGAGTGGCTATTGGTGTATTCGGGGAAGATTCGGAATATAACGAACGCTTGCTTAAACTGCTATCTAAAACAAAGGAGCCTTTTTAATGCCGAGAAACGCCCCTATTTTCGTGCATCGTCTTTGTGTAGTATTAAATACCCGTCCGCCAAACAGAACGCCGTAAAATGGAAATTTGGGAAAAATAAGGAAGGAGTAGCGCGGTGCTACTCCTTCTTTTCGTCTGTATCGTCGTCTTCCGCCATTGCGTCGGTTTCTGCCTGCCAACGGTCAATAGCGGCCGCGTTCCGCTCGTAAAACTTTTGCCGCTCTGCTTCCGGGGTATTCGCCCAATCCTTTATAGCCTGTGTAAACGGGTTCTTCGGGTCAAGGGCTTTTAATTTCTCTTCGTCTGTCATAATTCCCGCATTTTAACGTAAATAGTGCCGAACAAATCCGTATCGGTGCTTACTATCTTAAACTTGGTACCGTTAGTAAATAATACTTCCTGCTGGTCTTCGGTAGCAAATTTACCGTTAAATTCCGAAATATCGGATATGTCGCGGCCGTTTTTACTCTGAATCTCAAAAAGTATCCGTACTTCCGACTTCTTCAAATCCCGATAGCTGGCAAATCGCCAAGCTACGGCCGGGGTCTTCGTCGATGAAGTGAAAATAGCGTGTTTTATTTCGTCCCTGCCAGCGTAAAGGCGTTCGTAATCCTTCCGCTTCATAATCGCGCCTCGGTAGACGGTTCCCCGATACTTCGGCAATTCTTCCAACGCCTTAGCCATAAGGGAAGCCGAAGCCTTGTTAAAGTCGGTAAGGGTGCCTTTATCCAACTGCTTATTAAGCTGCCGGTAGTTCCCGCCTTGCTGGGTGTAGTGATGAAGGGCCGCAAGTTCTGTATTCTGAATATCCGGGTAAAGCGTACTAAGCAATTGCGTTGCCCGTTCCATTGCTTCGGCTGTGCTTCTTGCTCTCGTAAACTTCCGTTCTTCGGCGGTGTAGGTGTTTACCGGCAACGTGCCTATACTTTTACGGTTATCCCGAACAAAGTACGGTAAGGTCTTCCAACCTTTCGAGCGTTCCTCGTTTTTGGCTATCCAATCGGTCAAGGCTTTCGGAACCTGCGTTACGGTGCGCTGGGGGTTCGGTTTCCAATCCTTCAACTTTCCGGCCTTACGTGCCCTTATTCGTTCCCTAAAATCGCTTTCCGAAATAAAGATAGGCACCATTTCGCAACGGCAATGCGGATGCCAACCCGTCCAAAGGAAAGTTTTAGGGTATCGACCGGCTAATACGTCGCAAATATCGTATAAGGTTCGTAATTTACCGTTAATTACTACCGTATGGTTATTGCTCAACCGAATTTCGTACCCGATAATAAGGGGGTTATTTTGGTAGCTTTCCCACTCTGCACGGCGGTAGGCGGCGTTCATTTCGGTAACGGCAAGGCGGCGGGCGTTCTTGTACGCCGACCTATATACACCTTGGCCGGGGTGGTACTGTTTCGCCGCTTGGCTTAATTCAAGTTCCCCGGTTTCCTTGTTGCGAACCCGTCTATAAAGCGCGTCGGGATTGTTCAAGTACCCGCGAAGGCTACGGCTTACTTCTTCCGGGCTTTTCCCTTCAAGTATGCCGTTTTGTATGATAATTTCAAGTTCTTGTTTCGCCTTCGCCGTCAAATTCCAAACACGGGTAGATAGGTTCATACCCTCGCGGCTGGCATTGGCGTAGGCATGGCCCGTTGCTCCTTTGGCCCGGTGTGCCTTTACTGCCTGTTCGCAAATGTCGGTAGTTTCTTTCCGCCGCGTCGAAGTCTTCCCGAATACTTCTAACACCTGTTCCTTTACCCGTGCTTCTCCTTTGTCCCAACTTCCTATAATTCCGTTCTTGGTAATAAGGGCTGTTTTGCTGCTAAGGTCTTTTAGGTACCGGTCTAACTTGCGTTCGGCGGCCGGGTTCCCTTTCCAGGTAAAAGAAGCCCCCGATTCTATCGCTTTCCTAACCTCGGTAAGTTTTAGGGCCGCGTGATAGGTATTGCCAAACAAGGCGTAAAGTTGCTTTTCTACGCTTGCTATATATTTTATAACTTCTTGCCTTTTATCCATTACGCCCTAAGTTCTTCTATTGCAATTTGGATATACTTACTTAAAATTGCGTTTAACTCGCTGCAAGGGCCGCTAATTACGTCGTACCCCTTGCTTTCAACGTATAGGGCATAATCGGCGGCGGCAACGATAACCGCTACTATGTCGTTCGGGTATTGTGCTGCCGCTTCTTCCGCCATACGCTTACCTTTTTCTACGCCTTCGCTTCCTTTCTCCCCGCCGGTAGAACCGAAACTTTCCGCTACCTTTTCGCCGTGATTGTAGATAACAAAGCCAATCGACGAACGTAATAGGTGCGTTCGGTCTTTGTAAGTGTTCAATAGTTTAGCGTTCTGCGTAACCTCTAAACAAGCCATTTGCATAGCGTCTACAACGGTGGCAGTTATGATGTCTACCGCTTCGTAAACGCCTGCAAATAGCTTATCTATGTCGAATTTTGCTACTATGTTACCCATATCTTAATTAGATACTTGGTTAGTAGTTATACGGTGGGTTCGTAAATAGACGAATAGGAAGCCGCGCTTTCTTCGGCTTCTATCTGTTCTATCTCTGCGTCCGTGTCGTTTACCCAGCCCAACTGTTGTACGGCCGTCTTCCGCGAACAAATAGCCTTCTGACCGGTGGCCGAAAGAAGAAGGTTTACGTTCGCGGCTTCGTCCTCAATCATAAACGGCACTATTTCGGGTTCGATAATAAGGCTACCGCAAGCGTCTACAAAAGCCTTATCCTTGGCGTTCATTTGTGCTAAAAACGCCTGTATTACGCTTAATCGACGCTGTAAATAATCGTCGAACACCTCGCATTTGTCCTGTACTTTTAGGTGCGCGTCCATAAATAGCAACTTCAAGGCTACACCCGAAACGGCCCCGATACCCTTTACCGAATCGAAAGCAATATCCGGCGTTTGCGTAATGGTGTAAATCATACGCAAAAGGGTTTCTATCTCTAATTTGACGCTTTCGGGGGCTTGCGCCCAGCTTAGATATTGTGCGGTCGCGCCTTCTTCGCCCTCGATAACGGCCCCGCTTTCGCCCTTCTTGGCCCAACCCAAAATAGTACCCGTAGTAAAGATTTTCGGGCTTGCGTGGTAGTCGTTGGTATCGGCGAAGTTAGAAAGCAACTTTTCCAAGCGGTCTATAAGGTTCTGCACGTCTTCCCATTCTACGGCGGGCTGGCGGCCATAGATAACCGGGATTTTGCCTATTTGGTTCTTCTTGGGGTAGCCGTCCAATAACTGCCATTGGTTGCTGGTAAGCGTCCATTTCCGTATTTCGGTATCGGTATAGGTTTCGAAATAGGTATGTTTTACCCCCGCGCTATCCTTTACGACGTATTCGCGGGAAAAAGCTACCATATCGCCCGTTTCATCGAAGTAGGGGTAAAGCCTATCGCCGAACAACGGGCTAAAAATGGCTACCCGAAGTTTGTGCGTTGAATCGAAGCCGTAGTTTTTCGTCGGTTTCTCCACCGGGTACCAAAGTTCGGCCGATTCCTTACTGCTATACATACCCCGCGCTACCTTTCGGTTAAGGGTGCGGCTTTTGTTATCGAACAAAACACGCTTTACAGCCTTCAAAACGTCGGCTTCCTTGGTGCCTTCTTCCGGTTCCGCATTAAGAATTACGGGGTTTCCAAACGTGAAGGCTACGGCCCGCTTTACTATAAGTTTCTGAATCGCCAAGGCTACGCGGGCTACCGGCTCGATACGGAAGTTTTCGGTTTCCCCGTCGCCATTGGTAACGGTCTTTATGTTCTTCTTTTCTTCGTCGTTTATATCGAAGTCGGAAAGGTCTACTTTTACCTTCTTATCCCTACGCTTTACCGGGTCGTTTACGTCGTGGCCTTGGGGGTCAAGCTGGGCGATATATTCGGCCGCGTTCGGCTCGGTCGCATTACGTCCGTTCTTCAATTCGGCAATAGCGGTACTATGGTTCTCGCTCGCCAAAAGTTCGTTAATCTGCTTGCTGTTCATTTTATTGTCTATTGATAGTTAAACATTATGCGAAATATCCGGCCGCGCTTTTCTTACCTGTAATTGGCCGTTGCTCTACGGTTCCGGTCAATGCGTCCGGCGCGTCATCGTGGGCGTTCTTGCCAACCTTCATATAGTGCGTAAGGGCTTGGTAGAAATCGGGCCACATTTGCGCCCACCCGCGCGGGAAATAGGTAAGGTTTTGCACTTCCGCGCTATGCGTAAATATGCGTACGGCTTTGTTTTGGCTTTGGTGGAACCACTTAATACGGGTTTTGTTGTTACCCATTAACCGGGCTTGTTTCTCTACATTACGCGCGAAGCCCCGGCCGCCGTTGTTGCTCTCTACTACGGCCAATTCTACCGCGTGTTTGGTTAGCATTTCGGCCGTTTTGGGTTCGGTGTACTCCATAGGTTTAGCCGTATAAAGCACGTCCAAAATAAAGTTTCCTATCTCGGTTTCAAGGTAGGTTATCGAGCAAAGGAAATCCGCGCCTTCGTCCGCCGTATCGGTATAGTTCTTAACCTTCCGTAGCTTGGTGGCCGGCAGTATGTCGTATTCCTTAAAAGGATTTTCGTACATAAGGCCCTGCAAAGGTTTGGGGTCTTGCTGGTAAAGGCTTTCGAATACGTGCGGGTTTCGGGTGCGTATGGCTTCCAACTTTTCTAAGTTGTGGCGTTCGGGCCATAGTGCCGTACCTTCTTCGCGCGGGTCGTATTCGGTAGGTGCGCCCTTCTTAATCGCTTGGTAGGTTACTACTACCCACCCGTTCGGATTGTTTACCGGGTCGTATATTCCTTGCTGCTCCAATAGGCGGCCGGCTAAGTCCTTTTCGTGCCAGCGGGTAAATACTATAAGCTGCTGGCTATTGTTGTGTAATCGGGTTTCGGCAACCGTATCGTACCAATCTTCGATAGCTTCCCGAACAACTGCCGACCACGCCGTTTTAGCGTCCTTATAAATGTCGTCCATTATCAGGGTATCTACCGGTTCGCCCGTAAGCGGGCCACCTACGCCGACGGTCTTAAAACCGCCCCGGTGTCCTACTATTTCGCACTCGTCGGCATTGCGAAGCCATGCACCGGCAACGGTCGTAATGTTCGATGAATTAAGGCGCGTTTCCGGGAATATCTCGGCATATTCCGGCGTGTCTATAATGCGCTGTATTTCGCGGTTGAACTTACGGGCTTTCGGTGCCGAATAGCTTACGACGGCTATTTTATTGTCCGGGTTCCGGCCAAGTATATAAGCCGGAAGGCGGCGCGTAGAACCTTCGCTTTTGCCGTGCTGGGGCGGCATGAATACCATTAGCTTTTTAATCTTCCCTTCCGCGAATAAGGTTAGAACGTGGTAATATCGTACATGAAATTCAGCAGGGTCGAAAGTAGGCATAGTAGCACGGGTAAACGGCAAAAGGTCGGTACGTGCTTCGCGTATCAACCTTTCCCGCAATGCGGCTATATACTCTATTTTCTCTTGGCGCGTCATTTATCTAATTTCTTTTCCAATTCGGCTATACGTGCGTCTAATTCTTCGTCGGTAAGCTGCCCGAATAAGTCCTTACCGTCCTTGCCTGTTACCTCGTTGTTCTGCCTGTTCTTCCAATTCTCCGGCTCTCCGTTGGTTAGTGTAAAGATTATCGCTGCCGTGTCCGGCTGGTAGTGTTTATCGACTATCTTTTGTTCCTTTATTCGCGGTATCTCCTTGCCGTTTATGTCGTACTTGCCGGAACCTACCGTAGTGATGTGTTTTTCCTGCACCGTGTACCCTTGTATCTTTCGTAGAAGGCTTTTTTTCGCTTCGGCTACGAAGAAGGCCATACGTTCCGCTTCGGCCTTTTTTATATTCTCCGAAAACTCCGGAAACCGGGTAATCCAATCGTAATAAGTAGAATCGGAAATTTTAACCATACGGCATACTTCCGCCACCGTATAGGTGTCGGTAGCGATAAGCGAACATATCTTTTCGGCTATCTTCTTATTGTATTTCGTCGGTCTTCCCATTACTTACTTATTGCGGTAAATCGTCCCCCGCGTGTAATTCTCCAAATTCTTCTTTAATCGCCTTCGGGTCGCCTTTGTAGAATACCAATACGTCGTCGTGAAGGCCGCTATTCGCGCGGGTCTTATTGAACTGTTCTACGGCCTTCGTTACCTGCACTTCTTCGAATTGGTCTACCGTTTCTTCTACCGAACCTTTGCAAAAGACTAATACGTTTTGGTGTAGCTTGCCAATTTTGCGGCCCGTGTTCATCTGCTTGCGAACCCGGATAGCAAGGCTTGTTACCTGGTTTACTAAAATCAAATGGTTATAGTAGCTTAGGCCGCACTCCGTAAAGGCTTCGATAGTGTGGCCTATGAAATTGCGGTAAATGCCCTTTTTATCTCGAATATCCCCAACTACGAAGACGGCAAAGCGGTTGTTCTTCAATCGGGCGCAAGCCTGCTTTATTGCGGCTTTGTAGGCTTCCAAGAACTGCGGGTAATCCATATTGGAAATATCGCGGGGGTCATTGCTATATACTTCCAAATCTGCGTACGGCGGGCAAGAAAATACCATATCGAAATCGCCGGTAACGCCGTTCTTTTGTAACACGTCTTCAAGCTGCGTACTATCGCCAACCGTCCAACGCGGCGCAATGTCGGCCGGCATGTTACCTAATACTTCCTTCGCGTTCTCGATATTGGCTACTACCTGTTTCTCCCGAAGGTCGTTACCAACGTACGGCATATTCAATTTTGCCGCTACGATACCGCGAACACTTCCACCGGCGAAGGGGTCTAAAATGCGGCCGCCCTCAATATTGAACCAACGGTAGGAAAGTTCGGTTAGAACGGGGTCGAATATTGAAGTAGTCGCCATAGCTTGTATTCCCTGCTTCTCCATTTCCGCTAACAATTCATCGGTAGACGGTTCCCGCCCCAAGGTTTCCCGAAGTGCGTTTTTGGTATCGTAAAAGGCAGGCGGTTGTGCTGATTTGGCAAATGTCAAATCTTCGTCCCTGCCTTCCTCGCTCTTTATGCCTATTTCCAACCAAGCGCGGCGGCGTTCCTGCCATTCGGCCGTACGGGTATTAAGCACGGAAAAAGGCGGCATTACGAAGTCGTCTTTAAGTCTTCTAAGCTGTTCTTCGGTATCTTCTTCCCCTTGGCCGCCTTCTCCGCCGTAGCCTTCCAATTCTACGCCCCAATCGTCGGGGGCTATATCCCACTTATCCGACGCTTGGGTAAGTGCCGCTTCGTCCCAAGCCAAGTTAGCGGCCCCGGTCGCATTGTCGGCTAAGGCAAGTTCGCGCCCTTCCCGCGTGTCTAAATCTATGTCGGTACGCTTTACCGCTACTATTTCTTCGCCGGTGGTTTCGACTATCAAAACCTTTTCTAAGCCAATTTGCCCGGCGTTTTCTACGGTCTTGTTTCCGGCTATAATACGGTTGTTCTTATCCAAAAGAATAGAACGGCCCGCCCCGAATTGGCGCAGGCTCTTTTCTATCAAACTTTGGCCGAACTGCGTACCCTTGTTAAAATTCACGTCGTCCGGTACAAGTTGGGCTATATCCGCTTCTATAATCTTCTTCGGTGTCATAGGCTCTACACGATGAAGTGGAAGACTAAGCGGGCCAATAGTACGTTAAGGACACCGGCAAGTACACCGACTACCGAAAAAATGAAATCCCAAACTTCCGGGGTTCCTTTCTTGCTGAAATTGTCGTAAAGCTCTTTCCCGGCGGCGGCCGCAATCCCGGCGCAAAGGCCATAGAATACACCGAAAAGCCCCACGAAGAAGGCGATAATAAAGCCCGCCGCTAAATGTAGCCATTTGTCCGAACTGAATAAGTAGCCCTTAAAGGTCGTAAGAGCCTGTAAAATCTTTTCTTTCATACCTGCGTACGTTTATTTGTGTGTAAATATTCGCGTTACGCAAAAATAAAAGAAGCGTATTATTATAATACGCTTCTTTATCCAAGAATAATTAAAAAGTTACCAACATAGATGGGGGATATATGCCCGTATAACCTGCTGGAAATCTTCTAAGGAACGGCAAACGATGTACTTATTACCGTGCGCTTCGGCCAACGCTTGCCACTCCTTTTGCGTGGGTGTCTGCCGGCTGCTTTTGCTGGGGGTCTTAAACTCGATACAAAGGGAATGAAACCCGCCGGAAGGGTAAAGTAGGATAAGGTCGGCAACCCCGGCCGTTACTCCTTCGCCCTTCATAATCGCGGCTTCCTTTGCGTTCCTCGCCCCGCCGTTCGGAACCGCGAAAAGAAGGCGGCCTATTTTCGGGTACTGCAACCGGAACCAAGTAACGCAGTCCTTCTGTATTTGGCTTTCTATATGTCGCATTTAACCTTTGTTTTATACCAAATCTTATGTTTTTTACACGCTATCGCATTGCGACTTTTTATTACGTTCTGTAACTTGCAATGGTCGTTATTGCTGGTTGCATCTCGTTCAAGGTATATGCAACTCCAACAATGTCTTTTTTTGCTTTGTCCCATAAATTTTATTCTTTTTCGTATAAGCGGCAAGCCGGGTTAGTTACCTTTATTCGCTTCAATCCGTTACCCGTTCTTCGGCTCTTTTGAAGGGCGCAACTTTGCACTATCTTCGTGCTATGGTCGTTCAATTCCCAACGCTGGCGGTGCTTACAAGTCCGGCAAGTCGGTAATTCCTGTTTGGCTCCGGTTTTAACGGCGGCTATAAATTTGTCGTAATCCATAGCCGAATATGCCTTTAACCAATCTTCGCGTACCAAAATATCGCGCTGGAGAACATAGGCGTAGAATACGCCATTTACCCGGCACCCGCCCGAAAAACGAGCGACCGATAAATACGGCTGCTTCGTAACGTCGGCAACTACTATAACTTTATCTGTGTCGAACATACCTATTCGTGTTTAACCGTTAATAAATACTTCTGTTCCCGTTCGGCCCGCTTAATCAATCGTTCTATATCTTGCCCTACGTCCGTACCGTTCCCGTTCTGAAATCCCACCCAATTTTTTACCTCGCAACCTCTAAGGGATTTTACTTTAAGAACCTGTATTAACGTCGAAGAAAGACCGCTTAACCTACAAGCCAATTCCTTCTTTTCGGCTTTTAGTGTCCTTATTTCTTCCTGTAAAGCCTTAGTTTCTTCGTTCTGCTTCATACTCATTATTTTGCTTTCTGTAATCAAATAACCGGGGCTTTACCCCTTCGCGGCGCATAATCGAAGCAAGGATAGTTATTTCGCCTTGCGCGTTTTGTTGCTGGCGTTCCGCATCCTTAACGACGGTTATAACCCCGTCTTTCTCCCAAAGTAGCCCCCATTTATCCGGCAAATCGACTTCGGTTATCAATCCTTCGGGACTGCAATAGTACCGAAAGGCCCCTACGCCTTCTTCCGGCTGCTGGCGGAAACTCTTTTTTGCATCGGCCAAGAAGTCGGAACGCGAAACCTTCACTTCGATAAGAACCGTAGCCCAATAGTTCCACCCGAAAACGTCCGGGATTTCTTGGCTGGCCGTTACCAATTCTACGGCAACGTATGGGCAGTAGCTGGAGCCGAATTTTGGCTTTCGTAACCATTTCCCCGCTAATCGGCATAATTCCCGGTGTCGGCTGTTATCGTGCGGCTGTTTTGGTTCCGGGAAGGTGGGGGCAGTATCAATAGCCCCCGGTCTACGTCCTTTTCTTCCCATAGCTTCGTTTCATTATGAAGCGGCCAATAGTGCGGGCCGCAACCCAATAACCGATAGTTTTCATGTATAGCCAAATAGCCCGCCTAAGTTTTCGTAATGCGTCCTGTACGCTACTGGCAATCCAGCGATGTTTTATGCCGTTCTTTGTATCTTTAAGTAGGTCGGCGTACGCTTCGGCTCGCGTACGGAAGTATGTATTTTCGTACATTATTCGCCCCGTGTGGGTGGTATTGGGCCAACCGTATTCCTCGCATTGTTCGGCCTTTACTGCCCAATTCTCGGTAGTAAATACCGGAAGGTTACGGGCGAAGGTGTCCGGTTCATCAATCAAGGCCCGAAGTACCCCGTTTTTTTCGTCTGCCTTAATACGAGCGGCAAGCTGTCCTATTTCACTATTTTCTCCGGGCGTAACCAATGATGAATAGAAAACTTTACCGGTTTCTATATTTATGGCTATAAGCCCGTGAACAAACCCGGAACCGATACAAATACAATCCCCGCCGTATTTTTCTTCGTTATATATAGCCACGATATACCCTATATCGTAATGCTGCTTTATTGCTTTGAATCCCATAATATCTACTTTTTAGCTTCTACTTCTTGTTTCGCACGATAGTTTACTACCGTTTGGGCTACTCTGAATACAAGCCCGGTTATTGCGTCGCGCTGGGACTTCGGCAGGCCGCTTTCAAGGTTCGCAACCTTTATAAAAGTTTCCCTAATACCTTCTACCGTAAATATTCCCGCATCCTTCAATGCGTCGTACGGTGTCCGGCGATACCTGCAACCTTCTTGCGGAGCCGGTCGGTTGTTATAGGCTTCTATTTCGTAGCCTAAGAACTCGTTAAATTTGTCGTCTTTAATTATGTCCTTTACTTTCATCGTCTTTATCTTTATGTATGTTATAATCTTTATTCGCGTCGTAGCCGCACCAAGTACAATAACCGAGGGCTACATTAAGCGCATAGTTTTCGCGCTGGCATTTGGGGCATATTATAAGCCCTATACTTCCGTCGTCGTCCCTATATAGGCCATTCGGCAAATTGTCGCTTCGTGTTCCCATTAGTACCGCCTTTTTGTAAAGTGAATAATAGCGAAGTCAATCGTAACGGCAGAAGCAAGCCCGGCGAACTGCGGGTACTTCTTATCTGTTTCGGCGAAAATCGGCGCGAACCATGCCTTAAAATCGTCTACCGTAAGCCCGTCGTTTTCGGCTAAAATCTCCAGGGGGACGGGGTGGCCGTCTACCTCTGCCGTATAATCGTAATAAGTGGCAGTTGCTATCGGTTTATCCTGTTCTTCCGCATAGTGATTTATTACACGACGTTCGCGCCGTAACGCCAACCTTTGCACGCCTACAATGCCGGCCGGAATCTCGGTTATAACTTCTTGGGGGCTTCGGTATGGCTTCGCGCTCCATTGGCGGACGCTAAGAACTCCACCCGTAGCCGTTATTTTTTCGATTTTTGCCCGCCAATACCCGTAATTGCTTCGGCAGGTGTGTACCTTCCGCCCGTCGGCTACTTTGGCTATAAAGCCCGTTTCTTGCCCTTTACGGGGGTGCTTCGGGCCGAAGTATTTGCCAAGTGTTACTACTGCTTTCATACTATTGTGTTATTAAAACGTCCGACTTATTCACGGTTACGCATATTGGCTGTAATGGCTGGTTAAATGTTCGAAGGGCTACCCAAAGTTCCCCGGTTTCCGCTATCTTCTTCCGTTCTTCTTCGTCCAACTCAAAGCAAAAAACCGCCGTTCCGTCTTCTGATTTATATGCAGGAAGGGGGTAATATTCGGGTTGATTTTCTCCGTAAACTGCATTTACTTCCTTAAATTGTTTTGCTTTCATACTCAATATTTTAATTAACTTTTGTTCGGTTATAAAGTAGGTGCGTATCTATTCCGGTAGCGTTAAAGACCAAGGCCCGAACGTCTTGCCCTAATTTTTCTACGGCTTTTAAGGTGTCTTCTTGGCTAACTCCTTCGGCCTGCTGCTTCTCGAAAAACTTATCTAATAGTGCGCTCATAAATATTTTTGTAGAAGCCCGGAACCCTTCTAAGGTGTAATTCGGTTTTGCTCCGTTAAATGCTTCGTACTCCCAAAGGGTAGCTTCCATTTCTTCAAGCACGGGGCTTAATTTCTTTCCTATCATATCGATAATTGTTAAAATGGCAAATCGTCTACTTCTTCGGGTTGCTGATATGCCGGCGGCGCGTAAGTTGGTGTAGCGGCCGAAGTCGTTACGGCCTGCTGGGGGGCTTCTGTTTGGTCAGCCCGGTTTCCGCCTAAAAGCTGCAATTCTCTAACCCGGCAATTTATACCGGCTTGCAATGCTCCGCCGGCTTCATATGCCTTGGCCGAAAGTTCGCCGCGAATAAATACGCGGGTACCCTTCTTCAAATAGTTAATTACCTGGCTTTCTCCGTATTTAAGGCAACTTACCCAAGTCGTACGTTCGTGTCGTTGCCCCTGCGAATCTTTATAGCTTTCGGTATGGGCTACGCTGAAAGCTATGTACTTTTGTCCGTTAAGGTCTTTAATAATGGCGTCCGCTCCGAGGTTGCCAATTGCTTCTAATACTAACATATTGCTTTAATTATTTGGTTATTAACTCTATTCCTTTGGCTACTACTAACGGCTGTTCTTCGCTTAATTTCCCGATAAAAGCCGTTATAATTCGCCCTTGGTCGGGGTTTATGCCTAACGGCGAAAATGTCCCGTTACTGTTCTTTACTACCAGCAAAATAGCTCCTTCCGGCAACTTGCTTAAATCCTTTGTTTTCATTTTGTTTTAAGTCCTTCTATCTTATAAAAACCTTCTTCCGATGCTTCGATAAGGTTGTACCGGGTTGATTTTTTAATTTCGATACCTATACGGCGAAACAAGGGCGCAACCCGAATACACGTAACCGAACAAGCCCCATTTTTCCGTACATAAACCCGGAAAGCGTCGGGGTCTGTATTATAGGAAACTTTCAAGTGCAAAGCCCCGCGTTCATCGTGGGCCAATAGTACCCCTTTATGCTCTGAAAGGTTAAGTTCTGCAACTGCTCGGCTACTGAAAAATAAATAGCCGGTAGAAGCCAACGTAACGAACATTTTACCGGGTTTCGGTGGTTTAATAATTCGTAGTGTCATTCTATGCAACTTTTAATAGTTCGTCTACAATTTCTTCTACCAAGGCTTCGCAAAGAACACGGGCTATATTCACTTCTACCGCATTGCCGATAAACTTCTTTTGGTCGGCTTGCGTCCCTATAAGGGTGTAGTTTTCCGGGAACCCCATAATTCGCTTTAACTCGATAATTTTTAACATTCGCATTTTTATATCGACGATACCGTAAAGGGCCATAAACTCCTTTATTTTCCGCATTGGGCCGCTATCGGTTTCGTAAATCTCTATTGCCAATTGTCCGCACTCCGTAGCAATAAGGTACGGGGGCTTTTTATCCATTTTGGCGATAAGGGTAAAGCACGGCTTTTCGACGGAACCGCCGGCGTTAGAAAATTGAGGGTTCATAAGATACCATTTGCAGGCTATTACGTTTTGCTTGGGATTCGTCATTACCGCCGGGCAAGGGTTATCCAAGGATGATAATTGCCCGCCGCCGCTATAATTGTTCGCTATAAATTCCGGCTTTACCACCGAAAACCTATCTTTCGTTGTAATAGTGGGCGAAGGCATATTTACGGAATGATTATTACCGTTTCCATAGTATGCCGAAAGAAATTCGGCCCCTACTAAACTATGGTGGTCTACGGTCGTAATGGTTCCCGCTACGTTGTCTACGCTGGAAACCTTGCTTTCCGGGTGTCCGCTAAAATGCTTTGCGAGAAAATGAATGTTCGCTATCCCTAACCTGTTTTGGCAAGCTACGGTAGGGCATGGTTCATCTATCGAAGGCGGGATATGCTTCCCCGTCTTCTTATTGACTGAATTATATTTAATCAAAAACGAATCCTTCCCGCCTGCTACGAACTTTATAAGGCCCGCGTATATGCGTTCCAAGGTCTTAGGCGAAAGCGGTTTTTTACGATTAAAGATACTTTCCCCTTCATCGGCAAAGTCCAAAACTTCCTTTACGGGTTTCCACTTCGCCAAGCTGCCGAAAAGGTCGCCGCCCCCGGTCTTTGAGTGGGTAGGCTTCGGCCATACAATAGGTAGGTACGGTTTGGCAAATATCCCGAAGAAACGCTTTCGGCTGGTATATGCCCCATAATCCGCTGCATTAAGTATTCTATGGTCGAACTTGTACCCGTAGGCTTTTACGTTATCTACCCAATTGGTATAAAGCCGCCCTTTGTCCCTGCTAATCGGTTTTCCGTTTTCGTCCAAGTCGCCCCAGCTCATAAATTCTTCTACGTTCTCGATTTGGATATAATCGGGGGTAAGAGCTTCTATGTACCTAAACAAGTGTTCGGCAAGGGTACGGCTATCTGCGTCGCGGGGCTGGCCGCCTTTGGCCCGGCTGAAATTGGTACATTCAAGCGAAGCCCAAAGCACAACTTTCGCCATAGGGTACATTCGGCGCATTTCGGCGGTATGTTCTGCCAATGGGCGTAAGTCCAAGGTTCGCATATCTTCCGTATAGTGCTGCGCTTCGGGATGATTGGCCGCGTGGCTCGCTATGGCGTTCGCGTCGTGGTTTACGCAAGCTATAACCTTCGCGCATTTTCGCTCCTTATAGTTGGCCTTCTCTACGCCTGTACTTGTTCCACCCGCACCGCAAAACAAGTCTATATATAGTAATCTAATGTTGTCCATTTCGTATTATAGTCAGACGCTTTCGCGGAAAATTAGTCTTTTGATAGGTGGGCTTTGACTGCGTTTGCATAAGCCCTAAATTCGGGGGTATATCGGTAATCATCCGGGTACTTTCTGAGGTAGTAGATAATAGTAGCATGGTTCCGCTTCATCTCTTTTGCAATCCTTACCACCGTTGCCCCTTCTTCACGGCATAGCTGGGCGAAAATCATACGGGAAAAGACGTGTTTTTGCTCTCTACTTTCGCCTATAATATCGAAGAATGAAACGCCCATGCCTTCGGCTATCGCCTGCTTTATGTGCTGGAAGGCAGGTACTTCTTCGTAAATAATTGTCTTTCCCGTTAGTTCGGCTAAATTCTTTTCAAGCGTAGCCCCTTTGGAAAATCCCCAATCGGGCAACAAATAAATAGCGTCGCACCCCATAAGTAGAAGAACGTCCATAGCTACATGGGCTTCCCAAGAGGCGGTAGCCGGAATACCGTTTTTAAGCGGGTTTATCACTTCGTAACCTTGGGCTTTTAACTTGGTTTCCGTTTCGTCGAACTTTGCCGCTACTTCTTCTATTGGTAGGCCGCTAATTCGGCCTGAAATGTATATCTTTTCCATATTGGCTATTATTTTCTATAAGAGTAATTTTCAAACGCTATTCTGTCGAACATTTCCGTAAATCGGTCGGCTATCCGTTCGCCGTATTTATCTGCCAGGTCTTCCGCGCTTAGATTGCTGGTCATAATTGTAAACTTCTGCCGGTCATACCGGTAGTAAATCGTATCGACAAAAGGACTAATTTCGTTTCCCCAAACCTTCACTACGGAAGGTTCCGTACCTACGTCGTCAATCGCCAATAACTCGGCTTTCTTAATGTAGTCGAAGCGTTCCGGCTGGTTCTTGGCTATGTCTGCAAGTTCCAAAGCCGATACCGCCAAAACATTTTTACGCCGGTCTGAATATAGGCTTTCGTACAGTACCCCTATAAGGCTACCTATTGCACGAACTAAGGTTGTTTTGCCATTGCCTACTGTTCCATGAAGAAGAAGCCCCGGTTTATGGTTTCCCGTCAGCCATTTTGCCGCCTTTTCTATATGGCTTTGGGTTGCTTCGTCGTCGATGAACTGCATACGCCGCCGCATAACTTCGGCTATATAACATTCGCGCAACATTGCCGGCACGTCTTCGGTGTATTTATCGACCTTAAAGCGTATCGGTATATTTCTTTTTTGAAGTACCGCCCGGAACCGCGCCAAGTCTACCCGTTGCGGCCCCTGTTTGTTGTCCTTTTCGTCCATTTCCGCTATTCCCTTTTTCGTTACGCTCCCAAGTTCTAACCGCTGCTCTCCAATCCTTCATACAGTTGCGGCCCACCTTCCAACCGTTAGAAGTATAGTAATCTATCCACGCTTGCGGGTCTACGTCGTTGCCCCGTTCTTGGCAATACGCCGCAACTTCTTCTAAGGTAGGTTTCTGAAAGATTGTACCGCCTTTTGTTTTAGGGGCTGCCTTACCCTTGCCTTGGGGCTTGCCAGCACCTAACGTCGGCCCTTGCGGTAGCTGGGTAATACCTTCGTTCAAAACCCGCATAAGGTCGTATTTTTCAAGTTTTTGCAATACCGATTTATGCGCGTTGTTCGTAGGGTTCAAGTTCGATAACCCGCCGTACTGAAATATGATAAATTCGGGTAAAAACGCTTTGCTTCCGTTATTGAAGAAATGGATTCTTCCGGCAAAGGCTTTTTCGAAGTCCTCTAAATCGTACGTTTCGCCGCAATAAAGCCCGGCTACCTCTAAGTCTACTTCCCATATTCCGGCGTTGTCGCACTCGCAAAAAAGGTACACCCAAAGCAATTTATAAGCGGGCGGTAAGTCCCTTATAAATCGTTTCTTAAATAGGTCGGTATCTATAAATCTTTTTGCCATTTTGTTACTTTTGAAAAGCTACCCCGGCCCGGAAACCGGGGTAGCTGGGTTAATACTGCTATTGCTCGATAATCGCAATTTCGGGGCTTAGTTCCCGAATGCGGGCTACCTGCACGTCTATAATTCGGTCGCGCAGGTCTTCCAAAAGCTGGCACGCTCCGGGGCTTACAAGTTGTAGGGTTACGTCGCGGCCGTTTACCGAAGCGTAAAATTCCACTTCGATAGTTTCCGCCGGCATACCTTTGAAAATCGGAATTTGAAGGGTAAAGGCTTCCGGCAGGTTACTCATAACCACGCCGCTATAATTGTCTTTGAAGTCGCCCTTTTCGCTCTTTTGCTTCTCTACCTTGGAATTTACGGTAGCTTCGAAGTTTTTAAGTTCGGTTACGAGCTTCATATTCGCGGTTTTGTCCGGGAAAAATGCGCGGTTCATTTTGAAGAACTGCCCCAACTCGTTAGGTTCCCAACCTTTGCCGGCGTTAATCCCAAATTCGGAAAATTTGGGGTGCGTAGTCAGTTTTCCAACGATTCGCCCGCGTCTATATTCGTCGTCTTCGTTCGTGATAAGGGTAATACTTACCTGTTCACGGTCTACTAAGACGTGGCAGCGCAACGGGTTAATTTGTTCGGAATCGTACCGCCGTAATTCCAAAAATTCAACCGGCGCACCGATAACACCGGAAAGGTCGATTTTTACCGGGGGCTTGGGGGCAAGAACTGCGGGGGCCTCGCCCTCACGTACGATAATTTCCGCCTGCGTAGTTCCTTCGGGAAGGTTTACTACTACTTTTTTGTTTTCGTCCATACTTTTTTACTTGTTGATTGTGAAACTTTTACTTGGTTTGAAGTGGGCTACTTCGTGCGCCGGTACGATAATCGTAGTACCGGCGGTAATGTTACGGGCTTTCTTTTCGGCCCGTTTCTTCGGCTGGAAGGTTCCGAAGCCACGAAGGTAAACGGGTTCCTTGCGCTGTACGCATTCCTTAATTGCGTCTAATGTGGCTTCGATAATCGGCCTTACGTGGCTATCGTTTTGCCCGGTCTTACTGCCAACGACTGTAATTAAATCTTGCTTCGTCATTGCTTTGCTTTTTAGTTGTTAGTACCTGTTTTTCTTCCGATTTGGAAAAGTGTTGTTTGTAATTCTTCGCTGTACGCCGGCCGGCTCTCGATAAGGTCGCCGTTCTCGTTGTAGTAGCCGACTTCGCGGGCTTCTTGGTCGATGAACTTAAAGCACCTTTCGGTAACAAATTCGGCTTTCTTCTTCAAACCGTCCAAGGTCTTTTTTCGCTCCGTCGTAAGGGGTTCCAAACGGGCCTTAAAGTCCTTCATCGCGGCCGTCTTTTCTTCCTCGATGTCGTTAATTTCGATGTCCGTTTCCGAAAGGCTTTCTTTCATGCGGGCCAATTCTTCCGGGGTAAAAGGCTTCATATACCCCTTTTCTTCCACCGCGTCGCAGTTATCCATAAGGAAGGCTACGCGCTTCTTGCCTTGTTCAAGGTCTTTCCCTAATTCTCTTTCCATGTTGCATTATTTTTTGATTAAAAGAAAATCGTTATAAAGACCTTCGAACTGACGGCCCGCGTACGTGGCGAGTTCACGGGTTTTATAGCAAAGCCGGGAGCCGACAGACGCAGCCGTATACGAAGCCGTGCCAGACGTATTCGCGCACGAAAAGCCGGCAGCCGCGCCGCTATACGCAGCACCGCCGAAAAGCACGCCCCTTTGTCCGGTATTGCTTACTACGTTCGTATAGAAGTAATCGGCGAAGTAAGTAGTAGAACTTGCGCCTACTGCTGTCGGCATATTTTCGCCGTACTCGCCAATCATCATAATTTTAACGTAACCTTCATTGCGGGGTAGCTCGCCGCGCTTCTCGTAATCGGTATAGTCGTTACTTTGAAACTTGGCCGGGTCGGTACATACGAAAAACTCACTAACGCCGCCCGCGTCCGCACTTTGAATATTGCACTTGCATCCGTCCGTCCAACTCCATACGTGCCCGAAAGGATTTTCCAAACCTCGGTAGCTGGGTACGCTAAGGGTTTGGCCGTCGGTTCCGTCGCTTTTCTTGTATGTGTAGTTTACTACGCCTGTCTTATTTCCCAACGGGTTGGTAACCCCGCAAGGAACCATAGGGTTATAACTGTTATAGCCGTCCCAATCGCTCATATTGGTAACGCCTTGGCTTAATCCGCCCTGCTTATATCCTTCGCTTGTAGGTTCCGCGTTATAGGCAAGTTGGCAATTAAAGTTAGCGTATTCGACGGCGTAAAGCCACCAGCAAGTTTTTTGTACTTCGTAAACGTCGCAATTCCAACCGGCCCCGTTCTTGCCGGCATTCCCCCGGTTCCGGGCATACTTCCGAAAGTTGGTAAGGCTGATAGATGTAGCCGGCATACCTAAAAGGCTTCTATATGTTCCGTCCCAACCGGCCGTATTGTTACCGCCACG